GCCACGTCAACCCGCGCCCCTTAAGAAACGCCGAATTCATTTTCCTTTCCTTCGCTTTCGTTCGCTCGTCCGCCGCTCTTCGCTCGTCGAGAGTCGAGAGCTCACGCGAAATTGTTTGCTCTTCGCTCGGCCGAGCTCGTCGAGTGTGTCGACTCCCTTCGCTCTCGCGCTCGTCGCTCGACTCGATCGAGCCCACCACAGAACCCGAGCCGAGCCGAGCGAGCGAGCGGACCACGAGCCCGGGCCCATGCCGGGCCGGGTGCCCGGGTACACCCCCGGTATCGGGTACCCGGTTCACCCCCCCGGGTTCGTCCCCTGCCCGGGTGATCCCCCCCGGTTGATCCCCCCGGTATCGGGTACCGGGTGCCGTGCCTCGACGCCATAACCCCACGTATCCCACCCCAGGCGCCCCTGCCGGGCGAATAGCTCAAGGTACGGGCCGGGACTGAGGCGCTCGGCCAGATCGAGCGCGCCGCTCGGTTTGCGACTATGCGCCTTGCCGCGCCCGTAGGTTTGCCCCCACGTTTGCACGCTGTGGATGCCGCGAGGCGCACCCGCTAACGCGCCGGCGCCTCGGGTCGCGATCAGGAGAACCTCGTGAGAGGTCCGTGGTACCGCGCCCATGCCGAGGTTCGGTTTCGCCCAGATCATTTCACCTACCACGGCGAACCCCCACGCCTCGGCGAGCTCGACGCCGACGCCCACGCGGTTTAGCCCGGCCGGTACCCATAGCCCGAGAACCGCCGTATCGGCCGCGAGCTCGGGGCCCACCGCGAGCCCGGCGAGCTCGGCGAGCGACATGAGCGAATATGGCCTCGAGGTCGGCCGGGCCCGCCGGCCGCCGGCGCCCATAACCGCGGGCAGGATCGGCCAGGGAGGATCGGCGACGATCACGCGGTAAGGCGGGTGAAGCTCGCCCCAAGCCCGAGAGCTCACTCGCGCCCCCCCGGGACGTCGGCCCGCCACCACGGCCGGCGCCGATGCCGGCGGTAGGCCGCACGCGCGACCATCGCCCCGAGCCCGAGCCCGCACGCCACGAGGAGCACGAGACTCACGGGTCGACGTCCTGATCGAACACGATCGGCCCGGCGATCGCCTCGGCCCGGCGGTCGAGCGCATCGCCGGCGAGAACCTCGACCGCTACCCGTAGACGCCCGAGCTCGGCCACGAGCTCGCCCATGAGCTCGGCGATCGCCACACTCGCCGCCGCCTGTCCCATCGCCACATGCTGGCCCTGTATCGCTCCGAGATTGACGCCGCGCGCCGTGAGCCCGGTCGCGGCATCGCTCGCCGCGAGCTCGCCACACTCCCGGGCCCGGTCGAGGTGAGCCCGAGCGCTTGTGAGCGCATCCCACTCGGCCCGACTCCTCGGCGCGATCACGGGAGCCACCTACGGGAGCGCTCGCCCGGGTCGCCGAGCCTCGGCGCCGGTTTGCGGTACCCGCGTTGGGTACCGTCGCCCTTCGCCGCGTTGTGGAATTGGCAGAGCCCCTGAAGGTTGCTCGCCTCGTCGGTACCGCCGAGAGCTCGGGCGAGGATGTGGTCGACCTGCTCCCACGGCCGTACGCATCCCGGCCAGGCGCACGAGCCCGCGCCTCTCGGCCCTTGCGCTGCCTCGACGGCCGCCAGCATCGCCCGCCCTCGGTACGTGTCGCGCGTGGCGCCTCGGTAGCTCACGGGTCGAACGCCTCACGAATGATCTGTTCGGCCGTTCGGCCGGTCCCGGGCGCCGGCCGCAAGGAGAGCTTGAGCGCCTCGACGCCGAATACGGCCCGCCGCCGGTCGGGAAACTCGACGAGCGTCTCGACGCCTTGACGCGCGATCACGGTCGCGTAACGGCCCACGTGCTCGCCGTCGAGAATGCGAACCTCGTCGCCGCTCTGGAGCGCCCAGTTATCCACCGCGTCATCCACAGAATCATCCACAGGTCAGGTCTTCGCGCGGGACGTAACTGGTCGAAACTGTCCTGCCTCGTCCTGCCTCAGCCACCTTTTCCACAGAGGAGGCGCGCCCCTATTACCGAAAGGCTTTTTAAGCGTTTCGGTAATTTCTAAAAGGCAGAGCCCGCTCACGATTTCCGCACCCGCTTGTGGACGAGCGACGGCTCGCTCGCCGCGATGAACCGGGGCGAGCTAGTCAAGCGTGAATCGCTCCGAGAGCCGTCGAGAGGCGCCGCCGGCACCATCGGGCCGGGCGCTCGATCGAGCGCCGCTCCGGTGCGCTCGTGGCGAATGACGGGCTCGTGAGCGTTGAGACCGGCGAGCCGCTCGATCTCTCGGAGGATGCCGCGCCGAGACACCCGCCACCGGGTGCCGATCTGGAACGCACCCGGGAGCCGGCCGGCCCGAGCTCGCCGGCGAGCGCTCTCATACGAGATTCCGAGCCAGCGCGCCGCCACGTCGAGCCCGATCGTCGGCGCGAGCTCCTCTCGGCTCACGCCACACGCTCGCCGCTCGGCGCCATCGGCGGGAAGAGCGACCAGAGCGGAACGGCCAGCACCCGGGCGAGCTCGATGCGGTGCCGTTCGGCGATTTCCCGCTCGCCCGAGAACCATCGGCTCACGGCCGACTCGCTCACGCCGACCAGATCGGCGAGGTCGCGCCCGTTGTACCCCTGTCGAGTCGCCTCGGCCTTGAGCCGGGCGCCGTACTCCTCGGCCCGAGCGCTTACCGGGTTAGCGCCCCCCCCCCCCCGGTAGGACCCTGCTCGCGCACCTACGGAACCGCTCATGCCGACACCCCTTCCGGTTGCCCACCCCTCCGTGTGCCCCGTGTGCCCAGTCGACTCCCCGTGTGTCTCGCCGTCAAGAGCCCGGCCCAATTCGCTCTTGACCACCCGCACAAGAGCCCGGGCGAGCTCGGGCCCGTTGGCGCGTGTGCCCGGCGTGTGCCCGGCGCGGGCACCCGCGACCAGGACTCCCAGGTCAGAGGGTAGGCCCTAGCAGGGCCTTTAAGGCTATTTTCGCTGGTAGAACGATTTCGCTCGTCTCTGGCAGTCAAGCGGCCGCGGGTTCGAGTCCCGCCGCCTCCACCCTCTGACCAGGGGAAACACCCCAAAATGGGCCCCGGCCAAGAACCCCGTGTGCCCGGCCGTGTGCCTGATCTCCGCCGATCTGGTAAACTTGACTCCATGTCAGGCACACGCAAGCCCAAAGTACCCGCCCGCCCGCTCCCGGCCGGGATCACGCCCCACCATCGCGGCGGATTCCGGGTCGTGGCGAGCTCGACGATCGCCGGCGATCGCAAACGCCTCGTGCGGGTCGTGCGCGGCACGGAGAAGGATGCAATACGGGTTCAGGTCCGGCTTTATGACGAGCTCGCCGAGGAGCTCGCCGCCGGCTCTCCCGACTCGCTCGCCGGCCTCTGCCGCCGCTACGTCGACGACCGGGAGCGCCTCGGCCGGGCCGAGACGTACGTCGCCGAGCTCCGCCGCAAAGTCGCCCTCCTCGGCGAGACGGCCCTCGGGCGCACCCCGGCGAGTCAGGTCACCGCCGGCGATCTGGACGCCCTCTACGCCCGCCTCGACCGTGACGGCCTCGGCGCCTCTGGCGTCCGCGCCTGGCACGCCCTCATTTCGGGCGCCCTCTCGGCCGGCGTCCGTTGGGGCGAGCTCGACCGGAACCCGGCGAAGAGTGCCAGCCCGCCGGCCGAGCCCCGCCCTACTGGGATAGCACCCGAGCCCGAGCTCGCCCGGCGCTACCTCGATGCCGTCGAGCGGGTCGAGCCCACCCTCGGCGCCCTGCTCCGGGTCGCCGGCCTCACGGGCGCGCGCCGGGGCGAGCTCTGTGCGCTCCGCTGGAGCGATATCGACGTCGAGCTCGGCACGCTCTCGATCGCCCGCTCGCTCACGAGCCGCAAGGGTGAGCGCTACGCCGAGGGAGAGACGAAGAACCGCCGCAAGCGGACAATCCCGCTCTCGCCCGATGCTCTCGCCGAGCTCGTGGCGCACCGGGCCCGGCGTGAGTCGCTCTGCCTCGCCGCCGAGGTCGAGCTCCGCTCGGCCGGGTTCGTGTTCGGGCCCGACACGTTCCCGCACGGGAGCAAGCCGTTCCGGCCCGATTTCGTGAGCAAGAAGTCTCTTGCCATCGCCCGGGACGCCGGCCTCCCGGCCGACGCCTGCCACCCGCACGGCCTTCGCCACTACTTCGCCACGCAAGCGCTCGCCGCCGGGGCGAGCGTGCCCGATATGGCGAACTACCTCGGCCACGACCCGCGCGTCCTCGTGACCACGTACGCCCACGCCGTCGACGAGACCCAACGCGCCGCCGCGATGAATGTCGGGCGCACACTCGGCCGGTAGCATCCGAGCGCGGCAACGCGCCGGCGCCGGGCCCGTGTGCCTGACAGTCACGAAACCCGGTGTCCGGTGAGAGGCGCCCGAGGTCGTCCCGGCCCGGGCGCCTCACCGCGTCTCTAGCGCTTTCTATGGCTTTCTTGGCCCTCGGCCGAACACCCGCCACACGAGCGCGGTTACCGCCGTGGAGAGCGAGCCGAGCCCGATCCCGAGCGCGAGCCACTCGCCCGACGTGAGCACGAGTTAGCGGTCGCCCCCGCCGTGGTACTGGGCAGAGCCGAACGCGTACACCGCGCCCGAGTCGTCGAGGAGCCAGTAGCCATCATTCCCACGGCCGGCGATCCCGACGATTTCGCTCGCCACGACGTCGGGCGCGTTCGCCCCGCCCTTGAATTGCGCGTCCCCGTGCGCGTAGACGGCCCCATCGGGCTCGACGTGCCAGTACCCGTTGCCCGTGTTCGTGCTCGCGATCATGTTGTGTCCCTTTCGTTTCGTCGGCGCCGGCGCGCCGCCTCCTCGGCTCGCTTGCGCGATCACGTCGGCCATCGGGAACCCGCCGCCGCAGTCCCAGTGTGAGCCTCCCCACGCGCCCAGGTCGGCGTGCTGGCACACGCCCGAGGCGCCGCCCTGTGCCTCGCCGGCCGTGAGCGAGCGGACCGGGATGCCGAACCGGGCGCACTCCTCGGCGACCCACTCAGCCGTGTTGAGGAGCATCGCCGGGTGACGGTCCCACTCGGCGCGCGACCACTCGGCCCACGCGCAGAGCTCGGCCGCCACGGCGACCGGATTGGCCTCGCCTTGCGTCCACGCCTTGACTCCGGGCGGGCAGTACTCGCCCACGGTCCCGGCCGTATCGTCGATCCCGACGTGAGAGCTCACGCCCGAGCTCGGGTTTGCGAAGAAATTGCCGAGCTCGGTGAACGTGTCGGCCCCTTGTGCCGTGTGGATGACGACGAGGCGCACCCCGGCGCCGCCTCGGCTTGAGTAGTTGGGCGACGGGATCGCCACACGGTTAAGCATCGTCGCGCCTCGCGTGTTGCCCGGCCGGGTGATCGTCGACGTCGTGCGCCCACGGCTCGGAGCGCTCGACGTCGGGCTCGGGCTCGGGCTCGGGCCAGGCGCGCCAACGCGCCCGCTCGTCGTCGTCACGAGCGAACCGCTCACGCTCACGGGCCAAGCGCTCGCGCTCGTCGTCGGTCATGGTGCCTCCCTCGGCTCGATGTGGTCGGGTCGCTCCGGTCGCTCGCCCGGCGCCGGGAGCGCTTGGGCGGTCGGCCCTATGTCGCCGGCGCCGACCGCTCGCATCCACGCGAAGCGCGAACCGCTCGCTTGCACCGTGAGCCCGCCCGATGCGACCCACACTTGGGGAAACAACGAGTGACTCCCCGCGCTCAGTTGGTATTCGCGCTCGACGATCAGAATGCCCGTGGTCCCGCCGCCGAGATAGACGTCGCGTTGAGCCACGACCGAGGCGCCGTCGACAATCCGGATCGAGCCGAGGTTATTCGTGTCGGCCGCTTTCACTACTTGGACCGATGCCGCCACGGTGACGCGCCGCGCCGCGCCGAGTGTGAACGGCGGGAGTTCCAGCCCGACCACGTTGCCCGGGAGAGTGCTCATAACCTGATCGGTGCCCTTCTCGGCATAGCCATAGAGCGGGCCGGGCAGGTTGCGCCACCCGGCGCCGTCGTGTTGCTGGAGGAGCGGGAGCGAGCCGCTCGCCGCGATGGTGACAACCTGCCCGGCGAGTTGCGCCGGCGCAAACCCGGCGAGGTCGGCGTCGCGGTCGGCCGTGTTGGCGTAGCGCCGGAGCACCGTATCGGCGACGGCCTGGCCCCACGTCTCCTCGATCGTGTCCTGATACTGCGGGCGGTTCGGGTTCGGCATCGCTCGATCCTCTCTCCTCAGGCGGTGACCGGGAACGCCACCCGGTTCGATAATTCGCCGCTCGTTTGCGTGTCCCCCGTGCTCACCCAGGTCAGATAGGTCACGCCGGGATTGAGATGGTGCATCGTCGTCGTGAGATGGGTCGAGTCTCGGAACGTGGTGCCGCTCCCGAACGCCGCACCGTTCGGATTCGTCGACGGGACCCACCACACCCACGAGCCGGCGACGAACCCCGAGCCGTAGAGCTCGACGACGACGGAGGTCGGTGGCGAGACGGAGGTCGGTGGCGCGATCAGGTCGATCCACGGGCCCCACCGGGCGCCCCACTCGGACACGCCCCACACGGCGCGGCCCCACGTGCCGCCGATGGTCGCCGCGTACGCCTTGACGTGAACCGTCCACGCGTCGGGCGAGATGTGGTGCGAGTACCCGCCGACGAGGTAGAGCCCCGACCACGGCGCCGCCCCGGTGTAGGCGAATTCGGCCTGCTCGCCGATCGCCACGAGCACGAGCTCGGCGCTCTCGTCGTCGTGAACGGGAACCTCGCAATTGTCGATCTGCTCGACCGGGTTCGCCGTGCGCTTGAGCTCGCCGGCGACGAGCGCGGCGGCCTCGGTCTGCCTCATATTGAGGAGGTCCGTGCGCACGCTCGCGCTACGGCCGTAGCGGCGCACGCTCTCGGTATGGATGGCGGTCGCCCGGACGTCGCCGGCCTGGTTCGCCCAGTCGTACACATTGAGTACGGCCGCGATGTTCTCGATCGTGTCGAGCGCGCTCGGACACACGTACCCGGGCGCGGTGCCGATGTGATAGGCCGGGTCGAGTTGGCTCGGGTCGAGCGAGAACGTGCCGTGTCGGTAAACGATCGTGCCGTCGCCGGCCGCCCATAGTGAGCCGCCGACCGCACTCGACGAGGCGCCCCGTGCCGCGTCGAGCCGGCTCCCCACCTTGTCGACCGGGGCGAGCTCGGTTATATCGTCGTCGAGGTCGCGCAGGTCCTTCGGGAACGAGGCGCGGTCGAGGAGCTCGGCGAGGCGCTCGTTCGTGCTCTGTGCGGGTAACGGCGCGCCGTCGTCGCTCCCGAGCACGCTCCCGAGCATGTCAATCGCCTTGAGGCTCGTCGTCGGTTCGGAGAACGAGCCGACCGCGTTCGCCTCGGTGACCTTTCCGTAGAACGCGATCCGAGCTCGGTTGCTCGCCATATGGCGCACCCGCACCCGTATCAGGTCGCCGAGTGCGGAGCGGGTGCCGCCGATCGCATAGTCGCCGGCCGGGTCGTAGAGCACGAGCGAGCAGGTCCCCACGTCGCCCGGGTCGTCGATCCCGTTTCGCCCCGTGTCGATATCGAGCGACTCGACATCGGCCGTGATCGTGTGCCACGCCGCCGGCGTGAGGTACCCGAGCCCCCACTCGTCGACACCCCACGCGCCGCCGCCCCATTGTGTGCCGGTCGCCTCCCATGAGCGCACGATGCCGAGGTCGACCGCTACCTCGGCCCACGGCGCCCACACGGACGCGGCCAGGTCAACCGAGCTCACGGGCCGACCAGGGCCGAGAGCCGGCGCCGGCCGTTCGCCGCCGCCCAGGTTTCGAGCGCGCTCACGATGCGCCGGCCGGCGAGCATCGGGTCGCCCACGTCGCCCGTGAACGTGATCGAGGGAGCGAACACGACCGGCGCCAGGGGAGTGACGCCGGTCGCGCTCGCACTCGGCGCGCCTGTCGCGGTCACGCCGGGAATGGTCAGCCCGGGAATGTGCGGGATGTGGGAAAGGAAATTGCCGACCGCGCTCGCCGCGTCGCCCACCTTGTCGACCACCTTTTTGATCACGTCGAGCACCGCGTCGACGGCATCTTTGACAGCATCGAACGCTTTTTTCAGATCCTTTACGATGCCGATGGCGGTTTGCACCGGGCCGAACGCGACGACGAGATCGGCGAGCTTGTTCACGAAATCTTGGACGGCGTGCCAACCGTCCTTAAACCATTGAACGAGGTCGCCCCAATACTTAATGATGATGATCACGATCGCCACGAGCGCGATGATCCCGGCGGTAACGGCGAGGATCGGCCAGAGCGCCGCCCAGGTTGTCACCCCAAAGATTCCCGCCGCCGTCGCGGCCACAGAGAACACGAGCGCGAGCGAGCCGACGATAATCACGATGGCAACGAACGCCGCCTTATTGCTCGTCGCCCAGTTGGCGAGCGCTTGGATGATCGGCATAAGCGTCGTGAGTACCGGGATGAGCGCCAGGCCGATCTGCTCGGTCAGGTTGCCCATCGTGGCGTGGAATTCGCCCATCGTCGTATCGGCTCGCCCGCCGTACTGATCGGTTTGGTCGAGAAACTGGTTCAGAATGTCCGTGGCGGCCGACGAGGTACTCGTCGCGCCGGCGAGGTCGGCCTCGCTCCCGAGCCGCTCCATATTCGCTTTGGTCACGCCGGCTTGAGCGTCGGAGAGTCGCTTGTGTTCGGCCGCCGTGAGTGTGGTCTTTCCGGCGAGCGCGGCCTGTACCTCGGTCAGGTGCTCTTGTGCCTTCGCCTGGTCTGCCGTCGCCTTCTCGACGTGGCCTTGAGCCTTCGCCATATCGGTCGCCTTGCCGGTGCCGGCCTCGATCTGTACGCCGTAGTCCTTGAGCCCCGCCGTACGGCCGCGCATGGCGGTTTCCACCTTGCCGAGAACCTCGTCGACGTCGACGCCGAGCACCTTCGCCAGATCGGCCGAGCGATTGACGAGCTTCTCCGAATACCCCGCGGCCTCCTCTTGTGAGAGCCCGAACCCGGTCAGCGCAACGCCGACCTTCGCCGCGAGTTGATCGGCCTGGCTCGCCGTCATGCCGAACGCGCTCGCCGCCGTCTCGCCCCAATCCTTGACGCCCTGACTCGCGTCGCCGAACACGAGCGTTACGTCCTTCATGGCGCCTTTTAGCTCCATGCCGGCGCCGAGTGCGGTTTGCGCCCACCCCAATATCTCTTTGGTCGAGAACGCGCCGGCGAGCGACGTCCCGACGTTTCGCATCGTCGAGCCGAGCCCCTGAGCCTGCTCGTCGACCGAGGAGATACCTTTCGTCGCTTTCGCGACGTCGGTCAGGATCTCGATGGTGAGGCTCGTCGCCACCTAGCGCGCCGCCCTCTTCTCGGCATCGAGTACCTCGCCCATTTCCACGAGCTCGCCGAGCGTGAGCCCGCGCAAGGCTACGGGCGAGCATCCCCACACCCGGGAGAGCCGCACACGGAGCCCGGTCACGGTACCGCCGGCGTCTGGCCTTTTTTTGGGACGAGCCCGCTCGCCGCCTCGATGAGCTCGCCGAGGGTGGCGAGCTCGCGCTCGGGCTCGACGAGGCGCACGAGCTCGCGCATCGTGGCAATTGACCACTCGCCCGACGCGAGCTCGTCGATCACCTTTCCGAACGAACGTCCGGTGCGTTGCTCCATCTCCTCTAACGCGTCGATCGAGATATCGGCGAGCGCCGGCGGGAGCGCCGCCGGCCCGGTCCCGTTGCCTATCGTCATGCCTCGGCCTTTCTACAGAGCTTGTCGACGCCCTCTCGATATTTCGCCTCGGCGCCCGCCGCCGATGCCGCCAGCGCCGCCTCGGCGAAGTGTTGGCCCTCGATGTTGTGACCGGCCGAGCCGTAATTCTGGACGCCGGCATAATCGAGCGAGGAGCTCGCGCTCGCCTTGTTGGCCGAGCCGGTCGCCACGAACGAGCCGGCGAGCCGGCCCGATTTGCGCGGCGCCCGAGAGCTCACCGCCGCCACGAGGTCACGCGCCACGTCGCCGTTGACCGGCGTGAGGTCTTTCAGATCGGCCTCTAGGCCCTTGAGCGAGCGGGAGAGCTCGGGCAGTCCCTTTACCTCGATATCGGCCACGAGCTCACGGCCCGGCCGGTGTGACGACGAGAGTCGGGATACCGATGACGGGAATGTCGAGCGAGAATTTCGCCGCATCGTCAGCGGTCGGGCCGAACGGCGGCCGCCGGCATTGCATACTCCCCGTGAGCTCGGCCGAGTTGCCGGCCGCGTCGAGTCCGGTAATGACGAATGCCGCTTGTTTCAGTGCGTTGTCCCATAGGAAATTGCAGAGCCCATCGGCCTCGGTGAAATCTTGATAGCCGGCGAGGGTGAGTGTGCCCTTCTCGGCCGTGGCGATTTCGCTCTCTTCGCACAGTGTCTTGATCGTCGCCGAGGTCGTATCGAACTTGACCGTCGCCTCGCTCACTTGGCACTCGACCGAGAGCGTGCCGACCGTCACCGTAAATTCCGCCGGCATGAGGATTATCGCGCTTGCCATGTTGTGATCCTTTCTAGGTGATCGAGTACCGCATCGAGAGCGTGAGGGTGGAGCGGAGCGCCTGAATCTCGCCGTTACGGGTGCGCTCGGATACGGGCGCCTCGGCCCGATCGAACCGCCACGCCCGCGGCAAGCGTTCGAGCACGAGCTCGACGTGATCCTCTAGGTCGCCGAGCGCGCCGATGGGCTCTTGCGCGTTGACGACGACGAGCGCCTCGATCGAGAACCGCGCCACGCGCCCGGGCCCGCTATCGACCGAACCATCGAGCCACGAGGCGCGAGACGGCTCGACCACGAGAGCAGGGAGCGCCTTAATGGCGTCCGTGTTCGGCGCCGTCGTGAATTCGGTGCCGGCGAGCGCCGTGACGAGCTTCGCCCGCTCGTCGCTCAGGTAGCTCACTGGGCCCATGAGCCCGGCGTGAGGTACGCCCCGAGCCGGGCCCGGGTCCAACGGTCCCAGGCGATCGGAGGCACGACCGGGGCGCCGCTCCCGTCGACCGCCGCCGCCGGCGTCGGGCTCTCATTGTTGCGGTAGGTGAGCACGGCGCTGAGGAGCACGCCGTCGTGGAGGTCGGCCGGCCACGTCTCGGCGTCGCGCCACTCTTCGGCGAGCAACGCGACGACGTGAGCCTCGGCCGTGTCGAGCGCGCTCTGTATGTCCGCGTCCTCGGCCGCCGGCGCGCCGCCGAGGCGCTCCCGTACCTCGGCGACGTCGACCGGGCCCTCTGGCATCGCTCGGCTACTTCCCCGAGCTCTTACGCTCGCCGTTGCCGTTGCCGTTGCCGGCGGGTGCCGCCATTTCGCCGACGTCGCTCCCGGCGACGGTCGAGGTAATGACGAGCACGCCGCGCGCTTGGAGCACGACGGCCGCGAAATAACCCCACACGTTGAATTCGACGAGCTCGGGCCCGCTCTTCTCGGCGAACCTGAATTCGAGCATCGAGCTCTCGAATGACATGGCGTCGGCCGGGCCGGCGCCGATGATAATTTTCCCGGGATCGAGCGCCCAGGCCGGGCGAGTCTCGACGCCGGCGATCGAGCCGCTCGCGTACGCCGCCGAGGTCGTGCCGGCCGCGTTCGTCGGCCCGTTGAGCAGGTACGGGAAGAGCGGTCGACCGTCGTCGCCATCGGCGCCGACGAGCGCCGCCCACACGTGAGAGCTCGGGAGGATCACGCGCCCGGGCGCGAACCGCGTGCCCGGGAGCGTGCCGAGCGCGGCCCGGATGGCCTGCTCGGCCGTGATCGCCGTCGCGCCGCCGGGCGGACCTGCCGTCGCCCCGGCCTCTAGGACGCCGGCCATCGTCGACTCTGTGCTCTGCGCGTAGGACTCGCGCAGAGCCTCGGAGATGACGCGATCGGCCAGGGCCGGCGAACCGTCGAGGAGCTCACGCGACGCCTCGGCCCGCCCGCTCTTGGCCTTCGGCGTCACCATGACTTGATCGAAATTCACGATGCCGGGCGCGTCGGGCTGGCCCTCGACGTGATCGCCCACGAGCGACGCCGGGGTCGTGTCCTTGAATCGCGGCACCGGGAACGGTCGATTGTCGCTAATGCCGACCGAGCTAAACGCCGTCACGGCCGGGCGCATCTGCGCGATCTGATCCACGTACCAGGCGCCGCCCCACGCCGGCGGAATGAGGTCGGTCCCGCTCGTCGAGTCGTTCGACGCCGCCGCGATGTAGTCGCGTAACTGACTCTGGAATTGCGCGGCCCGTTGACCGGCCGCACTATCGCCCCGCGTGCCCGCCGCGTAGAGGTCGGCGAAGAACCCGAACCGCTCGCTCACGCGCCCGCCGCCCGCGATGTACGGCGACGGCTCTCGGGTGACGTGAGCGACCGGCGCCCGCACGCCGAGCGCGGCCAGTACCTCGGCCGTCGTCTGCCCGGCCGGTGGCGGCGCCGGCTCGGTCGGTGGCGCCGGCTCGGTCGGTGGCACCGGTGGCGCCGGCTCGCTCGGGAGCGAGGCGCTCGGCGTCGGCGTCGGCTCGGTCGGGAGCGCGCCGCTCGCCGGGAGGTCGCCGGTGACGAGCTCGGGCCGGCCCTCGTCGTCGACACGCTCGGGCCGGAGCGCCTCGGCCGCGATCGCTCTCGGCCGCCGGGTCGTGTGTCGGGTCGTTGCGTGTCCCATCTGGTCCTGTCCTTTCACGTACCGACCCGGGCGAGCGCCCAGGCCGGGAGAGTTACGAGAGATACCTCGCGAGCGAGCGCCGCGTTCACCGCGATTTCGCCGCCGTGCTCGGTGACGTCGACGAGCTCGGCGCCGATCGAGAGCCCGTCGAGGATGCCGTCGCTCGCCATCGAGAGCGCCTCGTCCCCGTCGCGCGTCCGCGCCACCTTGAATGTGGCCCGGAGTCCGTTCGGCGTGTCTTTCCATTCGAGCGGAGCGCCGAGTGGGCGAGCGCGGTCATGGTGGGCGAGCAAGCGGGCGCCCTGGTCGACGAGGATCGAGCCGCGCACGAACCGGAGCGGAAACTCCGCCCCGTTCACCCGGGCCGGGATTTCCCACGGGACGACGAGCCCGCTGATCGTGCGCCGGGTCTCGTTCACGCCGGCGACCGGCGCCGCCGCCCATATCTGGCCCGGCGCGGGCTCTTCGGCGAGCTCGCCCCACAAGCGCAATTGGTTCGGGTGCGGCATCACGAGTGCCGCCCGATGCCGAGCCAGGTCAGGAGCGCCACGCCGGCGAGAACGCCGAGCTCGATCAACAGGATCACGGTTTGGGTCGTCGTCACGGTATCGGGCCCGATCGTGCCGGGAGCGGAGCGGGCGCCGGCGCGGCCGGGAGCGGAGCGGGCGCCTCTTGTGCCGGTGGGCCCTGTGGCGCTTGCACGCCGAACCCGAGCAGGTCGCGCGCCTCGGGCGCGTCGATCAGTCCCATCGGGTAGAGCGCCACCACCATCGCCACGAGGTCGCTCGTCGCCGGGCGCATGAGCTCGGTCAGGTCGAACCGGACGTGCTGACCGTGTGGCACCACGTCGTCGGCCGAGAGCCGTTGCTCGACCGCCACGAGGTACGGCGCCATCGCCTGTAGCGCTTGCTGATTCTCGCCCTCAATGTTGCGATACGTGAGTGTGGCGCCCTGTGGCGACGCCGCGAGGAGCCCGTGAGGTACGCCGGTCATGCGGGCGATTTCGAGCACGGCTTGTTGGCGAGAATCGCTCAATTGCATTTCAACGGCCGTGAACCCGACGTGATCGACGTCGAGCGCGCTATTCAGGTACGCCGTCGTCCGCTTGGCTCGGCTCGATTTCCACGCGTCGAGGATGCCGGTCACCGCCTCGTCGGGCAGGTCGACGCCCGACACGTTCTTGAGCACGATCGTCGGCATCGGCTCGTCGGCGTAATGCTTCGCCGCACGTTCGAGCGCCATCGCCGTACGGATGGCCCGGGCGCCGTCGACGCACCATCCCCGGCCGTTCGGGCCGGCGAACGCGATCACGTCGCGCTCGTCGAGCTCGATCCCGTCGATCAGCCACCCGAGGATGACGAGCCCGATGCCGGGAAATTGCTCGGTGCGCGGCGTGCAGCGAACCGGGTCGATGCGCCGCACGACGAGCGGGAACCCCGAGAAGTCTCGGAGGAGTACCCGCCAGTAGGCCGCGCCGGCCAGGCACATATCGGCGAGCGTGAGCCAGAGCGTGCGCGCCGCCGGCGTGTTGTTGTCGCTCTCGGGATGCATGAGGAACGAGCCCGGGTCGAGCTCGTTCGCCCCGCGCCAACGCTGGAGCGGGAGCGTCGAGCCGCGCCCGGCGATCACGTTCAACGCCCCGGCGATCGCCGAGACTCCGAGCGCCTCGGCCGCCGTGACCGGCGTCTCGTCGCCCGTGCCGATGGCGAGCCCGGTGACCTCGGTCGGGAGCCCGTGCTCTTGGGCCCGACGCTCTTCGGCGCCGGCCTCGATCGCTCGCCGCCGGCGGAAGAGTGCCATACGGCGCGCGAGGCTACGCCCCGGCCCTGGTCGCGAGCGCTTGACTTGACTACCCGACCACGATCCTCGGCGCGATGTGCGGTCGGCTCACCCGATGCGCGGCGATCGTCGTCGCCACGAGAGCCGAGATATCGGCCGAGCTCACGGCGCGCCCGAACGCCCACGAGTCGGCGACGGCGCGCCGGCCGACCGCCCGCGCCGCCGCGTCGAGCTCGTCCTGGCCCCGATGGGCGAGCCGGCCCTCGCTCACCAGGTCGTAAAACATCTGGCACGCCGCCACGTAGGCACTCGCCCCGTAGGGCTCGACGAGCGCCTCGCCCGCCGCCACGAGCTCGCCGAGGATCGAGCGCGCCGGGCCGGCCTCGGTCGCCACGATGGCGAGCGGCGCCCATTTCGCCCGGAGCTCGGCGAGCGCCGGGCCGAGCCATTCGACGCCCTCGCGCTGCTCGACGAGCTCGACGATCACCCGCTCGCCGGCGATCCCGGCCACGGCGATCGAGCTCTGTGACCGATCGTGAGCGACGTCGAACCCGAACACGAGCTCGCGCCCGATGCGGAGCTCGGGAGCCAGGCACGCCCGCCACGCCTCGGCCGAAATGATCGCCTCGACGCCGGCCGTCCAACGGTTTAGGTGCGCCCGCTCGAATTCGCCCCGGCTCTCGGGCGAGGTCGCCATCGCGTAGGCGTGCCCGAGCTCGTCGAGGGTGATCGTCTCGCCGAGCGCCGGGTTCGCCGCCTCCCACGCCGCGACGTCGCTCGGGTCGAGCTCGGCCGGCGCCGCCCACTCGAATAGCGCGAGCCGGTCGTCGGCCGCGCCCGGGAGGCGCCCGGCCTCGACGAGCTCCCGGAGCCACGCGCTTTCGCTCGTGCCGGCCGTCGAGACGACCCACAATTGCGGGTCGGGCCGGGCGATCTGGGTCGGCGTGAGCGCTTGGGGAACGCGGTAATCCTTGAGCGACCACGCCTCGTCCACGATGGCGAGGTCGAGCGAGTACCCGTGAGCGCCCCGCTCCGACGCGCTCGGCATAACCAGGCGCCCGCCCGTCGCCCGGAGCGAGAGCGCCTCGTTCCCGTTCGAGCGAGTCGCCGTCGCGTCGAAGAGGTCGACGAGGCGCCGGCCCGTGAACGCGTCGGCGATCGGCGAGAACATGACTTCCTTCCCGACCGCCCGGATCGCCGAGAGCGCGCCGACCGTGCCGCCCGTAACGAGCCGGTGCGCGATGAGCGCCCGGAGGAGAGAGCTCTTCCCGTTCTGGCGAGCGACCGTGACGACGACGGTCCGCCATCGCCACCGGGCGCCCACTCGATCGAGCCCGCGATTCAGCACGAGCCTCTGCCAGCGGAGCGGGTCGAGGTCGAGCACGCCCCGGGCGATCGCCGCCGCCCTCGGCCCTTCGGAGCGCCGCGTCGCCTTCGGAGGAGCGAAGAGCGCCGGCCTCATAATCCCTGCTCGCTCCCTGGCACTAGGGCCCGGCCCGGCCCGTTCGTCGCCTTAGGCGGGATCGTGTGGGAAGCCTTCGGGCCCATCCTCGTCTCGAGCGCTCGAGGACGAGCTCGAGCCCGACGAGCTCGAGACGGGCCCGGGGCCCGGGTCGTCGTCGTCGTCGAGCTCGGCCTCGGTCGTGTCGAGCCCGGCGAGCCACTCGGCGAGCTCGGTCGGCCCGGTCGCCTCGCTCACGATCCCGAGCCGCACGAGGATTACGTCGAGGCGCCGGTCGATCTGAGCGATCGCCGAGCGCGG